ACGTGGCCACGAGGCGCTCCTCCACCACCGTACTTATAGCGGTTAGCGGTTATTCTCATAAAAGGGACGTTGGCTCCGGCCAGATGAGATGGATATATGTATTCGCGAGGCATATCGTGACCTTATAAATAAATTAGAAGTACTCTATCTATTTATGGTGTTATGGCAAAGACTTATAAAGGCAAATATAAATTAAAGAAACCCGAGAAGTATCTGGGTGATCCATCCAAAGTAACATATAGGTCTTTATGGGAGCGCCAGGCTTTTCGCTGGTGTGAAGACCAAGATGCAGTTGTCGGATGGTCTTCTGAGGAAGTAATTGTTCCTTATATCTGTAGGACTGACAATAAGCCTCATAGGTACTTTATTGATTTAAAAGTAAAATTCTCTGATGGAAGAATAGTCCTTGTAGAGATTAAACCTAAATCACAATGCGCACCTCCTAAGAAGCCTGCCAGACAAACTAAAAGATATATCTCAGAGGTCATGACCTTTATTAAGAATGAATCAAAATGGAAAGCTGCTGAGAAGTACGCATCTAACCGTGGATATCATTTTGAGATATGGACAGAAGACACCTTAAAATCATTAGGAATAAGACTCTTGACTGGGTAGTATATCATCCCTCCTCAGAGAAGACTCTCTTATTATATCATATATTCATAGGAATGTAAACAAAATAGCATAAATAGTACTATGGCAGATTCTCTATTCGACAAGTATCAAGCGCAAGCTTTTAAAGCTGGAATAACTCCACGTACAGATAGTTCTCGTGCTTGGTTCCAGGATAAGCTTAAAACAATGCAAGGTGTAAGCCGTCGTGGTCTTTTAAAAGATCCGAATGTAATAGAACGAAAACGTTTACGCTCTGGATCAATGTACATGTATTTCTATGATCCTAAGAATCGAGAGACCTTACCGTACTATGACGCATTTCCTTTAGTTGTTATGGTAGAAGCAGCACCTGGTGGATTCTATGGCTTAAACCTACATTATCTCCCGCCGCCGCTTCGCGCTAAGATGCTCGATGGTCTTATGGATATAACAAACAATAAGAGATACGACGAGTCAACACGTTTTAAACTAAACTACAATTTATTAAAAAGTGTATCTAAATTAAAATGGTTTGCTCCTTGTTTTAAAAGATATTTATATAAGCATGTAGAAGGACAAGCTGCTATGGTACAGGCAACAGAATGGGAAATAGCAGTGTTCTTACCAACAGAGCAATTCCGTAAATCAGGCAAGAGAACAGTCTGGAAAGACTCAAGACAAAAGGTATAACAATGATTTTTGATTCTCCAGTCCAGGATTTATCTTCAAGAATATCAGAGCGTGGCGGATTAGCCCGTCCTAATCTTTTTGCTATTACGTTTAATGGTCCAGCTTCTATTAATCCAGATATGTTTCTTGTTAACGCTATATGCGAGTCTGCATCATTACCTGGTCGCTCTATATCTACTAACGAACATGTAACCACTAAGCATTCTACTAAAACACCTTATACGTTTATAAACGACGATGTAACTCTTACCTTCTTAGTTACAAATGATTTTTATATTAAGAATCTATTTGAGAAGTGGATGAAGCACGTTATAAACGACGAAGACGGTAAGATATACTATAAATCGCAGTATGCCTCTGATATGACTATAACAATGTTATCTCTTGATGGCAAAATGGTACATAGGGTAAATCTAGAAAAAGCATTCCCTATTTCATTTAGTGCTATGGAGCTATCTAATACCGCTGAAAGCCAGGTCATGAAATTTACTGTTACAATGACCTATGATAACTTTAAAAGTAACACTACATACTTCACTTTGGCATCATCATTAGCAGAGTTTAAGAACTCATTGTCATTCCCTAACCCACTTATGCCTTCACTCCCCTTCTTCCCTTTTGGGGATTTGGGAGATCAGGCTGAAACACTTCTAGCAGGTTTAAAATCAGAATTAGCTGGAGAGATGACAACTGCTCTTAACTCTATTACATCACAAATTCGAGATAAGATACTTGGTAATTCCGCATCTATAACAATACCATATGAAGGATCACTTGGATCTGTTATCTCACAAATATCTGGAAAGGTTACAAATATATTCGGTGCTGGTCTAGGAGGAACGGTTAATGAAGCAGCAAGTACTGCATCACAAGCTGTTATCTCTCGAACATCTTCAGCCGTTAAAGGTTTATCTGGTTAATCGTTAGACGTGTAAGTTATATAATTATTGGAGAATATTATGGCATTACCCAAGCTGGTCGCAGCTAAATATAGTTTAGAAGTACCGAGTACAAAGGAGGTAGTAGAATATCGGCCGTACTTAGTTAAAGAAGAAAAGATCTTAATGATGGCGTTTGAGACAAAAGACCAATCTCAAATGATATCAGCTCTTCGTGATACAATCGCAGGTTGTACAGAGGGTAAAGTAAAGGTTGATAACCTTACTATCTTTGATCTAGAGTACATCTTCCTTAAGCTTCGGTCTAAGTCAGTGGGAGAGACATCTACCCTCGGTATTAAATGCTCAGACTGTTCTAAGACAAGTCAGGTGGAAATAAATTTAAACGACGTCGAGGTTGAAGGAGATATTAAACCATCTGCCAAGATTGAGCTAACAGATACAGTTGGTCTAATGGTTAAGTATCCGACTGTTAAAGGGTTATATAGACAGCTTCAGAAGAGCAATGATACAGACTCAGCAATGTCAGCTGTTATCTCTTCAATTGAATCTATCTACGATGCTGAGAACGTTTATGCATCAGAAAATGAAACGGATGAGAGTCTAATGGAGTTTATTGATTCATTAACTTCTGATCAGTTTAAAAAGGTTACGTCGTTTTTTGACGATATGCCTAAGCTTAAGCATAAAGTATCTTTTCAGTGTCAAAGCTGTAAAGTAAAGAATGATATTGAGATCGAGGGCTTACAGAATTTTTTCTCGTAAGTCTTTCTCATGATTCATTGGAGAACCATTATAAGACTAATTTTGCATTAATGCAGCACCACAAGTACTCATTAACAGAATTAGATGATATGCTACCTTGGGAAAGAGAGATTTATATTATGTTATTACATCAGTATATCGAAGATGAGAACCAAAGAATAAAACAACAAAGTAAATGAGAGAGACGGTAATGGCTGAAGATAGTTTAAGTAGTCAACTAAAAGAGGTTACAGATCAACTTGCCGCTGCGACAGATGAGCAAAGTAAGATCTCAAAAGCCAGAGAGGTTGCAGAGGGGAAAAGTAACAAAACGAAATTGACTAATCAGCTTAAAGGCTCTGCTAAAGAACTAGAAGCATTAAATAATACTAAGAAAATGCTAAGTGATAAGTTAGCTAATCTTACTGGCCTTCCAAAGCTTGTGGAAGACATGAAAGTAGAAAAGAAAGATACTTTAGCAAATAAGACTGTTGCGCAGCTTGGTAATAAGCTTGAGTCTTTAAATGGGCTATTATCATCTACTGATAACTCTAAGGCATTACTGAAGTCGTTTGAAGAAACATCAGAGCGTTTAGAGAATCCTGATATAAGCTCTGAGGAAAAGGATCTATTGCTTAAGCAGATAGAAACAATTAAATCATCTGCAGACGACGAAGAGACTATTCGCGAGAATCGAAGACTATCAGAAGAAGGTAACTCTCGCCTGCTTCAAATGTCTAACGGTCTTGATAATGTAGGGGATAAGTTTGATAAGTTCTCAGATAACTTTAAGAAAGGTGCAGGACTAATTGGCGCTCTTGGTGCTATTGGCCTAATGCTATTCTCTCCGGAAACATTATATAAGATAATTGATTCTGTTATTAACTTCTTTGATGGTATGTACAAGACCATCCAAGCTATTATTGGTGGCGATTGGGAAACAGCAAAAGTCCTTATAGGAGAAAATATTAAAGGTATAGGTATTGCCTTAGCAGGATTCTTTGCTATATTTGGCGGATCTATTATACGAGGATTTTCTTCTTTACTAAAAATGGCTAGATCTTTTGGTCAAACCTTGGGTAAGGTCGGAAAAATCTTTGGAAAAATCTTTCTGCCCTTTACAATTGCTTTGGGTGCATTTTCTGCTATTACTGGCTTTATCGAAGGATTTAAAGAAGGTGGTTTAATAGGTGGTATCCAAGGGGCGATAACAAACCTATTTGATAATCTTGTTGCTGTTCCCCTCGATTTTATTAAAAATATAGTATCCTGGGTATTGGGTAAGCTAGGATTTGAAAACGCTGCAGAGATGCTAGAATCATTTTCATTCTCTGAATTGTTTACCTCAATGTTTGATAGTATATTCGGAATTGTAGGTTCAGCAGTTGATTGGGTAAAGGGAGTATTCTCTAACTTTGATATTGCTGAAACAATGCAAGCCCTATGGGAAGGACTAGTAGGTGAAGGTGGCTTATTTGATATACTCTTTGCTCCTGTTGATATGGCTATTAACTGGATCATGGGTATGTTTGCCTTTGAGACACCAGAAGAAAGTTTCTCCCTACGCGAAATGATTGGCGGTGTAGTTGATAATGTTATAAACTTCTTTTCAGAACTGTTTGACTTCCTCCCGTCTCTCGACGAGATCAGTGCTAAACTTAAATCTATACTGCCGTCCTGGTTGGGTGGTGAAGAGCCTGAGTTTAACGTTGCAACCGCAAACGACGAACAACTAAGAGCTCAAGCAAAAGATAATGCAGGATTCTTTGGAGATGAAGCCGAAGAATACAATAAGCTAGTAGAACAAAAGAAAGATGCTATAGCTACTATAGAGACCAGAACGAGGTCAATGATCAGAGGATCTGATGAAGACCAATCTAATAATCTTATACAAGGCAGTGAACCTACCCCTCTAGCACCTCGTATAGAGCCCGCTACGACACCTGGAGCAGTACTCTCATCTACTAATACTATGATGGACAATAAAGCGCAAGCAGCTGCACAAACTAATATGACTATTATTCAAGCTTCAAGCGGTGGAGGTGGTGGTAGATCAGGTGGCAACATTAATTCAGCTACAGCTATAACTAATAATATATCACAGGGTATATCAGCTGACGACCTTCAACGTCTGGACTTTATAAACCCCTTCTAGCCACACATAAAAAAGGGAGACCGAAGTCTCCCAAAAAACGCTAAGTTCTTACCCTTGCGTTGCTAACTTCTGAAAGTAACTTAATGTATCCTCTGTGTCATCATTATCAACAGAAGCCTGAACCGGAGCTGGAACTGGAGCCGGTTCTGCTGACCATGGGATTGAATCAGAAGATTCGTCCAATGAGATAGATTCTGCAGTAGTCATAACTTGTGCTTCACCCAATACTTTGTTTAGGCGTTGCTTAAGTTCTTCATAGGTCTTATAGTTCTTAGGATCCATAAAATCCTGTAGACTATATAGCTTATTATAGATTGCTTCGATTTCAGTTTCATCTTGAGAGATTGCTGACATGCCATCAAATTCTGACTTGTCATAGTTAACCCAACCATCTACCTTACGAATCTTAATCTTAAAGTTTGCACCTTCCCAGAAATCAAAAGGATTAACTGGTTGCTCGTCTGCAAACTGAGGTTGCATAACATCCATAACTTTATCAAAGATCTTTTTGCCAAACTTGTAAAGGAATACTTTACCTTCGTTTTCTGGCTTAGAAGGATCTGAGATAACTTGAATATTCGCTACATAATGTAGACGACGCTTACGATCGCGAGCGATCTGCTTATCCTCATCCCTGCCGGTATTCCAAAGTACAGTATTCATTTCAGATACTGGATCTTGTTGTCCGATCGAGGTGAGTGAGCTTTCGATGTACCAAAGACCACCAGGACCTTGGAAGCCGTGATCCCAGTAACGAACCCAAGGGAGTTCTTCACCGGATGGGGCAGGTAAGAATCGAATTACTGCATAACCATTACCTGCTTTATCAGATGTTGGCTTCCAGAATCGATCGTCTACATAGCTTTTAGTTTGTTGTTGACCAGATCCAGCTGATTCTGCTGCTGCAGTAAGAGCTGAGATTGCTGATGAACGGTTACGCTTGAGGTCTGCGAATGACATATTATTACTCCATATAGTTTGTATTAGTATTACTGAATTATCCACTTTCCCATAATATAGACTACATTATACCATACTTTTGCTATGATGTAAACACCTTAAGAATAATTTTTTTCATTCTTTCAGGGTTCGCCATAACAAAAGGGGTATACTTACGAATCTTTCGTGAGATGTCAGGCCACACGATAGTTTCCGTAATTTCTTTATCAGCCTTATTCATAAAGCCGACTAATTTATTTATTATAACAACTGTTTCTAATGATATCTCATCCTGCATGTATTTTTCTACAATCTTAGGATGTACATCAATCTTAAACAAGTCGTCAAACGAGCTTATCTCCTCTGATAGTTTATATAGGTCTTGCTCAAAGATATAGCCAAGACTTTCGTTTATCCTAATCCAGTCATCATAAGGACCTTCGTTTGAGATCATATCACCTATCCACTTATTGTCTTTAATGAAGTGGGAGATGTAATAGAACTTTAACTGCTCTGCTGTTTCAAACCTTTTACCAACTTTAGCAAAGAAATACTTATCCTTTCTTTTCCAAAAAGACTGTGGCTTAGCAGACGTTTTGTAGTTATACTTTACTGCATCGTAGCTATCACTTTCGAAGTGTAGCTTAATA